CAGCCTGAGAAGCAGCCAAACCAGTTGTAATGTTTCCATAAGTGTTGGCCAATCCAGCCCCAACTTGACCAATTTGTCCTAATGCGTTTTGACCAATTCCAGCTACACCTGATAGATTGTTATAGATGTTATTGCGCTGATTTTGGTAATTAGTAAACGCATTTTGGTATGCGCCTTGGGCGTAATTCTGTGCGTAAGTATTCAAACCTTGTAAAGTATTACCAGACAACAATCCACCGCCTACATTGGCAGCGTTTTGTGCTTGGCCTAATCCTTGTTGTAGTTGGAATTGATAATTCGGTGCTAATTGAGCGTTTAAGTCTTGGTTATTAAACTGATTCTGGAAATAAGGTAGATTATTAGTAATATCCTGCGCTGCGGGTGTTCCAAGGTTTTGGAATGGCTGTTGAGCAGCAGCATATTGACTATAAAAATTACCTAAGACATTTTGTGCGTTTGTTGCAGCTCCTGCTTGTGTGTTAGCAGCGTTAGAAATTGCATTACTCGTATTCATTGACCCAAGTGTGGAAGCCAATGCGCTTCCAGCCAAAGCAGTTTGAACTGGAGTTAATCCTAAAGCGTTTGTGGCAGCTGCTCCAGTTGCTGCGCCTGTAGCCGCACCTGTTCCTGCTGCTGTACCTGCGGCCGTGCCCGCTGCCGTTCCTGCTGCCGTTCCTGCTGCTGCAGGTGCTGCGGTGCTTGCCAAAGTTCCTGCTGCCGTGCCCGCTGCTAATGGTGCAACTGCCGTATCTGCTAATCCAGAACCAATCGCACCAGCGCCAACTGATTGGCCTAATAAATCTGTTCCTGCTGCGGTTGTGCCCGCTGCCAAGGCCGATGGTGCGCCAGGTGCTAGATTCGCCAAAGTACCACCACCTGCCGCTAAAGATGGAATTGCAGTATCTAATGTCCCACTACCAACAGCTCCAGCTCCTACGGATTGACCTAGTAAGTCTGTACCTGCTGGTGCGCCCAAAGCACCAAGTAAATTAGCCCCAGCAACCATAGCAATGCCAGGCGCAGCTGCGTTAGCCAAAGTATTGATACCGCCCGCAAATCCACCTGCTCCTGCGTTTGTACCAACATTTAATACGTTTGATGCTGTGACGGGAGGAATTGTGCCGTTTCCGTTAGGTTGGACAGCAACTTGAATCATCCCATTGCCACTAGGAATATTGATACCAACGCCATTAGTGCCGACTTGGACTTGATAATTCCCCGCTATGGGTGATCCAGTTTGGGTGTTGATCAGGTTATAAGTGCCTGTGTCAGCATCGTAATTAACCGCTGCCGTGCCGTTTAACAAAGCCGAGGAAAGTTCAGGATTGGCTTGTTGTGCTGTGCTGATCTGTGTAGGTGCTGCTTGGCCGTAACTTGTTCCTACCGCGCCTGATGCGGGTGAAGAAACAAACTGAGGTGTAGCAATGTTAGAAAGTGATGTACCGCTTGGAGCTGGTGCAGCCTGTGGTTGTGTTGCTATTTTTCTGGGTGCAGCAGGTTGAGCAACGGCTTGCACTTGTGCGGGCGTGATATTTTGGCCAGTCGCTGAACTGACAATGCTTGCGATTTGTGCTGGGTCTGTAATTCCAATAGACGCAGCCGCTTGCAAAATAGCCTGTTGACCTTGAGGAGTGCCAATGTTGGCATTAATGAAGTCGCTAGTGCCCGCAGGTAGCCCCGCTAGTGCGTCTGAAACCGCATTATTGACTGTTGTTAAATCCATTACTTCCCCTCATACATTGTAATATGGCACTTTGTAATGCGCCCCATTCACAGTTATGTTGATAAACCCCACAGGGTTGGCTGGTAACGTTGCCGATCCAGTCGTTGCCGTGGTAGCCGAGGAGAAGTTCAACAAATTCAAAAAGAACTGTTGCCATGCCCTGGTAGGCCGATTAGTCGTTTTATCCAAAAATTCCGCTTGTGGATAAGGCTGAATCTGTGTTGTATTTGTTGGAATACTCAATTCTCACCCCCACTACCCTTAAGATTTGCAGAAACAATCACCGCATTCACAGGATCAGTCACAACGACCTCAAATACCCTGTCCCTAGCCTGTCCCAAACGCCTCCAAATGGCGCGATTTTGATATTTTCCTGTTTGCCCTATTGTAGTCCAATGTTCATTACTCCAGGTACTCCCACCATCATCTGACCACCTCAACATGGCTTGTGGTAGCGTTGTTTCAGTAGACTGGCTGATAGCCCCCTGAGTGCCTAAAACAACTGTCTGATTGGCTGGAATAATCAAAACCCCAGTTGGTGTAATGTAATAAGGGGTCTGTAAAAAGATGTTTTGATTTTTAGATAAACCCGTAAAACCCACGCCAGGCTGAAACTGTATCTGCAATTCCTCAAAATACTGACGTTGGAAATCAGCCACAAGGTGAGGCGCACGCCTTAAGCGTCTGATGTTCTGGCCGTCATCGGTGTAGTTGAGTTTGTCCAACTCATATATCTTTCCGTTGGCGTAATCACCCACAAGAACCATACCTTGGAATACGGCGCAACAGTTTCCTCTGTGTCTCTGGTATTCGTTCTGGTTGGTGCAATAAAGCCACTTGTGCCATAGCTTAGTGGTAACGTCATAACACCAAGTGATGTTAAGAGTAGGAAACGATAATACATAGACTTCATGCCCTTCTAGCTGATATGTCCACGCTATCGCATCCGAAATGTACTGGTTTGCTAGTGTGTTCTCCACAGCGTGGGTAGAGATTCTTTGAGGTATATAGCCGACCATTTGCATGACCTGACCTTGACCTCGATTGTTTCTAGAAAGGTAAGCAAAACTGTCACCTAGCCTAGAAACGCTGAATTGAGCCACAATACCTTGTTGGGTAGATGTGCCAGGTATCCTTTGGAACGGGAACGGAAACAATCCCGCATCGACCCAAACCTCTGAACTGGCTTCACCCATCAAATAAACTTCACGATGGTCAACAATCAAAGCCACTAGATTATCGGGTGATCCATCCTTAGAACCAAACGATAATTGCTGAGATATTGGGCTTAAAGCGTCTGATGAACCAAACTGTTGACTAGATGGCCTATTGTAAACAAAGTAGTTGTCAATAATATCAACCGAATTAGCACCGCTAAAAGCCCCGTCAGTTGAGGGCATAACTGTAAAGTTAAGCGCATACATGGTCTCAGAACCGACCGCAGTATTGCTGGACAAAGTGTAATTATTATTACCACCAGAGGGCGTTACGATGGCCGTAATGATCGTATCAAAAGGAACGCCAGTACCTTGAATCGTCTGCCCTAAATACAAAGTAGCAGTTGTGGCCAAATTAGCATTGGTTGATCCAGTCGTAATCACTCCAGTAAAACTCTGGGTATTAGAACTGTTCATCAAGGTTGAACTGACTGTTTGAGAAATGTTAACAGTCCAAGAAGTCCCAGAACCGCCTGTAATGATTGTTTCTTGTGAAACCCCCACACCAAACAAAACCTGACCAATAGAAATCGTGCCACTTTGGATATTAGAAACAGTCAAAGTAGTGCCAGAAATAACCCCTGTAAATATAGCCGTTGTAGGGGTCGTAATACGCCATGAGTAGCGATAAGACCCATCGACAATATAAGCATACAAGCCATTGTCAGAAATGCCTACACGCCCTGTAGAGCTGTTTAAGATGCCAACAATAGTAGGCGATAGAGTGCTGGATAAAAGGTAAACATAAGCCCCACAGACTGCGATCATTTGACTAGCGCCTGAGAGTGTTCGCATACCCCTAACTTCTGCGCCAGCAGGTAGTACGACTTGCGTGGTTAAGCCTGGCGTTGGGTATAGCGCCACAACACCCCTTGAACCTTGGGGTAGCGTAGGATCAACTTCTGGAACAAAATTAATACACTCACTAGCATCTTGGTAAATGCTAGGTGCGGTGTAACTTGCTCCGACAAAGTTAAAATCTGGCATTATGTGACATCCTGATAACGTTCGTTATTTCGAATTCTGCTAATGGTTGTCTCGCCAACATTGTATTTTCTAGCAAGAACTGCCATTCTTTCAGTTTTAAGCTCAATTCTAATTTGTTTAACTTGTTCGTCAGTCAAAACTCGTCTAGCTTTAACAATCATTCCTGTTCTAGCTTGACTTATTTTTTGCTTTGTTTCGTTAGATAAAGTTACACCTTTTCTTGGGCTAGGTGTGCCTTTGCGAGTTTCTTTCCACTTTTCTCTTTGTTCTTCTGAATGGGTTTTGCCTTTAAAACCATTTTCTTTAGCAAAACTCCAATACAGATTATTCTTCATTTTTTCACGATGCTCATCAGTATGTTTGTAACCTGAAGCACCTTCACCACCATTTGTTGCGTTTACAAGTTGGATGCCGATTCTTTTGTAAAGATCAATGGCCTCCATCTCACACAAAAATGCTAATTCTTCGTCAAGATTGTCTGCAATTACCTTTGCAACAAATCCATGCTTATCAACAACATTGTGCCAATATTGATTGCGACCTCTTTTAGAGTTCAGACGCTTGTCCTTACCCTTCCCAACGTAAAAAATATCGTTGGTGTCTGCTTTGTGGTGTTGATAAATGTAAAACATTTTACCTAAAAAAGCCGCCGGACAAGATCCAGCCGGCATCTTTTGCCCTGCTCATCAACAAAGCATCAGAATACCTAGCCGACTGAACAGGCTTCATGTTTGTGCGCTTGATCGTGCTTTTGCCCTGCGCTGCAAAAGCGTTAATCATTGATATTTGCGTGGCTGATGCTTTGCCATACTGGGGCATTAAACGTTCAGCTAAACACCATTCTAGACAGCTCTCAAAGCCTTCTGGCAGTAGCATTGTGTCGTTGATTGTGGTGTACTTGCTGAATAATGTGTCGGCAAAAATGTGCATTTCACCCTGTGCTGGGTTTGGCCAGACAAAGATGTTTCCTAGTGTCTCGGTTGGTTGATAGTAGAGTGCTTTTGGCCAAGGTCCGTTTAACGTTTTAAGACCAATCATTTCATAGTCTTCTACGTTCAAAATGGCCACGGGATAGTCTAGACCGCCGTTTAGGATGGGTACGCCACTTTGTGAGGTGTTGATGCGTACAAATGCCGAATTGATGCTGAGGGGGCGCTGATAAAAGGCGTTAATCGTTGTTGAAGCCACGTTTTGCGATAGGTTGAGCTGATATGTGCCCAACTCGTTAACGTTACCGCCTGCGCCTGTTAAGAATCCTGTGATCTTAGTCCCAGCTGTGACACCTGTGCCTGATAGGGTCATTCCTAGGCTAATAGCGCCCTGGGTGATGGCTGTGACTGTGAGAATGTTGTTGGTGATTGATCCTGTAAAGGTTGCACCGATCTCACCGCCAGGGCCAATTGTGTACTGGGTTTGACCTGGGGTGAGTGTGTAAATGATTTCTGTCTTATAGAACACCATCATCTGCTCGTTAGACCATTGGTCAATCATGCGTTGCATCATTACGAACGCATCTTGAGCAGCTTCAGGCGTAGGAGTTTCTCCAGCAGCCAATGCGCCAATGTCTTTTAATGATGAGGTTATTATATCTATCGGGGTAGTGGCCATTTAATGATTCCTTGCGTATTCGCCATGATATTTAGCCCTAGCCTCTTGAGCTACTAAATCTGCCAATTCAATATCGTCAAAACGACCAAATCTTATATCTTTGCCATTTAATTTTATGGAAACTTTCCATTTTTTTGTTTGTGGGCACAAAGAAACATTTTTATAGCCTGATGTGTTTTCTTTGCGTATTTTTTGATTTTGTTGATTTTGAATTTGTGTTGCTGGTCGTAAATTTTCTATTGAATTGTTTAATTTGTTTCCATCAATGTGGTCAACTATTTCAGGAAAAAAACCATAATGCCACATAAAAATTAATCTGTGATTCAAATGACAATGGCCATTTAATCCAGTTCTCATATAACCATTAGGATGCAATGTTCCAGCTAAATCGCCAACATTGGCCCTTTTTGTTTTAATTTTCCATACAAGTTTGCCGTCAATATAATCAAATTTTGACTTTAATTCTTCTTGCGTAGGAAAAAGTGTTGGCGTTTTCATTTTATGCGGGCACTACAACGTGACCATCATCGGCGGGTTTGGGTTGCTGTTCATTGCCTTGGCGTTGGATTTCTTCCATCGTCTGTGCAATTAGTTCCTGATTACGTTGCAATGCAACAAAAATCGTGTTTACTTGTGGGATTGAAAGTTCTAGTTTCATAGATTTGGTGTAAAGGTTTGTGGAAGCCAAGGAGGAACGGCTTTCACAAGTTGGTTGGATTGTTCCTCTAGCCGTGATTCTATTATGTTCTTTCCATCAAGCATAGATGCCGATTTGATCCAATCAATCACGTTTTGTTCCGTCACTTGCTCAAAAGGAATATCACCCTTTTCGGTGAAATACCAATTACCCTCTGTATCCACTTGGCCATTGGTAACATAGTATTTGGCCGATGTGATCTGGCCATCCTTTTGCTCAATGTCTAAGATTTTCCAATCCATTAGGCCACCCAAGGCAATTTAGGGGTAACAACAGTAGGATTGATCTGTGCGTTAATCATGCCATCCAATGCGGTCTGTGTTGCCGTTTCTGATACACCCGCACCCCAAATCCAATTAAGCACATCTTGTTGCGTTAGGCTTGCAAACGGGGTGAAAGGTGACCCAGCGGTGTAGGTCAAAGATTGTGTGCTGTATATAGTTGCTGTATAAGGCACAGTCTGACCATTGACAACGTGCGTTTGGTCTGATGTTGCGTTGCAACGCCAGTGGACTGTAAAGACTACGTCTGTTTGTGATTCGTATGTGGGATAGCAGTCCATCTGCTCCACAATCCAGTTGTATGTGTTTGCCATGTTAGATACCTACTTTCTGTTTAAGTGCCGCTATCTCAGCGGATTGGGTTGTGACAAGGGTGTTGAGTTCTTGAATGGCTTTGACTAGTCGTGCTTCTGTTTTACTCCAACCTGTTACTGTTAGCATTCCATCACTACGCTCACCAACTGCATCAGGATAAACTTTTTGAATTTCTTGAGCCACAAAACCAGTTTGATGACCTCCACCTTCAGATGCAATGTAATCAAACTCTACTGGATGCAATGCCATGATGTTTGAAAGTTGCGAAGGCAAATCAACAATGTTTTCTTTTAAACGAACATCAGAAAACGAACCAAAAGCCGCAGCACCAGCTCCATTTGCGTTAATTTGACCACAAGCTGTTAAATCGTTGTTAATTGAAAAACCAATAAATCTTTGCGATGTTGTGTTGTCATTATCGTATTTACCAATATAAAGACCAAATTTAGAAGTGTCACCAGACCATTTGTTGATGAGTGAAGTGTTAAAACTAAATCCTCCTGGATCAGCACTAGCAAGCACAGCCAATTTTCCATTAGCACTTGTAGTCCCCACCAACAATCTTCCACTATTATCTAGTGTCATTGCTGAAGTAAAGGATATAGCGTTATTTGCTGTGCCTGAACTAGCAATTTGCCAAATATGCTGACCAGCATTTTGTTCGTAAATAGATGCTTGATAACCAGAGGTTGCGTACTTCCACCCTGAGTTGTAATAGGCATTTGTTTTTGAGATAAAATCATTAGTGCCAGAAAGAAGTCCATTACCAATCGAACCTATTTCTAATTCTTTGTATCCACTTAAAGACAAAGCACTAGGAGTAACTCCTAATCCTAAGTTGCCATTGTTATCTAAATTCATGGTAACAGTACCACCACCAGTAGCAACAACAAACTTACCTACTGTTTGTATGCCAACATCATTGGTTGCATAACCGCCTGCAACTAAATCAGATGCTCTGCCAATATATGCTTGTGTTCCACCTTTATTAAATCCAATGTAACTTAATATGTTAGAAGCACCATTTACATCTAATGGTTGACTAGGACTACTTGTACCTATACCTAGATTGCCTGATGTATTTAAAGTTGTGGATAAAACATAAGAAGAACCATTGAAATAATAAGTGTTTATGTTATTACTTGCACTTAATTGTTGTCTCCAACCTCTTGAGAAGCCACTATTAAATAGATTAAAACCTGCACCTGCACCTGCTGAATCAGAACCATCTAATTGCGCTGTAACAGTATTATTAGATGTTATTGCACCAGTACAAAGTAAATTGCCTCCACTAAAAGTCAACGCAGACCCAGTAGCCAAAGCACTTGTACTTGTAGCGTAGGCCACGCCATTCGTTGTTAAGCCACTTAATCCTGTTGATATAGGCAATCCTGTTGCGTTTGTCAATGTAACGCTAGATGGCGTTCCAAGGGCAGGAGTTACCAATGTAGGAGAAGTGTTCAACACCACGCT